ATGCAGTCTTACTACATTATTAGTATACAATTGCCAAGAACCATTTCCTGTTGGTAAATATTTTATTGCTGTTTGACTATTTGTCGTGTCAAAAATAGAGAACGAATTAGAGCCATTATTGTCTTGATCAACATACAATGAATACTTAATAGTATTATTTGACATGTTCAGGGCAAGTAACTGATTTGTCGCTCCTTTGTTTATAGACAATTTAGCATCAGGAATTGTGGTGCCTATTCCAACATTTCCATTGCCCTTCAATACGAGCATGTTATCTACCGTATTAGATCTAAAAATTAAAAGATCATTAGTAGTAGTCCCATCTAAATCTGTTTTAATAGTATATCTATTAGAATTATCAGATGCTTGTATATGTATTTTTACATTGTCCGCAGATTCATCTCCCTTAATAGCTATTTGACCATTAACTTGTAATGTATTTGTTGGGTTTGTTACTCCTATTCCAACATTTCCATTAGGGCCTATCCTAACTCTTTCTGCTCCATTTGTATGAAATAGAATTGGATTGGCAGTATCTGCTACGATATGCATTCTATCATAGCTATATAACATTGAACCAGAGCCTACTACTCCAGCGTAATTGTAACCAGTTCCATTTCTTACTAGTTGAACATTTCTAGTTCCATCTGTTATCTTTAATCCATCTGATGAAGTGCCTAAAGTAGAATCAGAAGCAACTCCAAGTGATAATTTATTATCAGGAGTTGTAGTCCCTATACCTACAGCACCATTAGTACGGAAGTACATTCTCGCTCCAACACCTTCTTGCCATATAAAAAGGGCTGGGTTATTTGCATCAGTATCTCCAACATTACCAATTCTCCACTTTCTTACTCCATTTGTATGTAAGAAAAATCCACCATAACCATTAGAAGAAGCATAATCGGCAATAAATCCGGGTTCTACTGCTCCACTTGCGAAAGATCTTATTGCTGTTCCGCTAACGTCTAATGCCCATAAGGGGTTTGTTGTTCCTATTCCTACGCCATTAGAATTTAATGAAATAGTGCCCTTGCTTATAAATCCATAAGTTAAATCTAATCTATTTCCAGCATAATAAATTAATCTAGCATTAGAATCTCCTCCAACAGAATTTGTAAAGTCAATATAAGCTCCATTTGTACCTAATAATTGTAATTGAGCATAAGCGTCTGCATGATTGAAGCCCATTGAACCCGCTTTATTTAATCCATATCTGCTTCCAGCAGAAGAATTATCTGAAACTACGAAAGGCCAATTAGTATCAGAAGTTGAAGCGTTTATTCCTAACGAGCCATTTACGTCTAATTTGTAAGACGGATTAGAAGTTCCAATTCCAACTTTATTATTAACCAATACAAAATCACCACTTCCATATTGCCCAGCAACAACCCTATCATCAGCAAAGACTTCTAGAACTGGAAGACCTGCTGAATTGTTGACTGACATTAACGAATCGCTAAGATCATCAACGACTGAGAAAAGAGTACCATTAGTTCCATCTGCTCTTAGTACAGTTTCGCCAGCAATTGTTGAGACAACATGTAATTTTCCACTAGGTTGAGTAGTCCCAATACCGACATAAGATCCGGGTTTAATTTTAATTGCAGTTTCCCAATTGTTTGCAGCAGTATTTCCAATATTAATATTTAAAGTATCTGTATAAGAATCTGGATATAAATTTGTAAGGAATTGAATGTAACTCAAAGCCCTTAGATATACCCCTGCAATTAATGCTCCATCTGTTCTAAGAGTATCTTCCGCGCTACGATAAAGATTAGCTTGAGCATCTGCACCAAATGTTATTCCACTTGCCGCAGAAGTGGAACCCGCACCACCAACTGACAAAAGAGTCGTTGGAGTATTCGTACCTATTCCTAATTTACCATCAGATGTAATTCTAGCTTTTTCAGTGGCATTTGTATAAAACTGAATTGCGTGTACTCCCAATGTACCTAAAACAACACCATTAGTGTCAGCGCCAATTGTAAATCCTACATCTGTAGCCAAATCTCTTGTAAAAGTAGCAAGTGTTGCGGCTGTATTAAATACATGTAGTGGAGAACTAGGAATCGCTGTACCTATTCCAACTTTGCCATCATAAGTAAATCTAACTGACTCTGTTAAATTGCTATTTCCAGTAGCTATTCTAGAAGAGAAAGCTAAATCGCCTATGCCAAATCCTTGACCATTTAAGAACAAAGATTTAATTGCCCATTGAGGAGTATAATTGCCAGCATCATTTAAAGTAGCGAACAGAACTGAACCACCTTGATTTGTTGCATTTACTGAACTTCCTACTAGAATTGAACCTCCTTTATTACCTGCGTCAGTTACATTTGCGGTTGCTTGATTTGCGCCAATTACTGTTAATTGATAATCTGGATTTGTTGTTCCTATTCCTAAATTGCCCCCATTCTTTAATGTAACCTGCTGAGAACCAGAACCTGCTGCGCCGAAAATTAAATCTCCACCATTTGTATGCAAACGAACATTATTTGATCCAGCTTCTCTTCTGATTCCATGAGAATTGTTTCCAAGGAAAAACCCTCCTTCTACAGCGTTACTATTAACATCAGATACGACGTAGCCTCTAATATCTAATTTTTGGACTGGTGCGGTAGTGCCTATACCAACATTGCCACCATTTGGATTTAAAAGTAAAGAATAGTTTGCAGCCAAACTAGTTTCATCTGTCGATTGAATCCATGCTCCATTTCCCGCTATTCTAATGCCAAAATCTAGGACTGCATTATCTGTTGTATTGCTAATTCTGAATATACCACTTTGAGTTACGCCTACAGAAGCTGGACTTCCTACTACGCCATCAACTTGCAATTTTTGAAGAGGAGTTGTTATGCCAATACCAACATTACCATTGCCCATGAACCTTACACGTTCTACGGCTGCTGCACCAGCTACATCGTTAAGAGAAAACGCAAGGTCCATATTGGTAGCAGTGCGTATTGCATCAATAAACACTTTTCCGCCATTGGCATTATTAAATGGATCTGATGTAGCTGCGGCTAAAACTCTAACTGTTGTACCTGCCGTAGTATCCACATTCATCGCTCTGATGGATTCAAATATCCCACCAGCAGCAGTCTTCATCAAATGCAAAGATCCGTCTGCAATTCTAGCTTGTGAAGAGGTATAAGTAGCTGTATTAACAGTGCCGCCGTTTACAACAAATTTAGCTATAGGATTCGTTGTGCCTATACCAACATTTCCACTTGTATCAATGCGCATCCTTTCGGAATTAGCGGCTCCAAATTTTAATGCACCAGTTAGCGTATTAGTACGAACAAATAAAGAATTATCTGAAGAATCAGCAAATACCTGACCCTTTAAAACGCCGGAAACATTAAATTCTAAAGTTGAATATATACTTGATGAATCACTATCTAATAATAAAGCATTATTAGAAGAAGTTTGAATAATATGGAGTCTACTTGATGGATTTGTAGTGTTTATACCAACATTTCCATTTGCATTAATTATTACTTGAGCATCGCCAACCGAAGCATTAGTGCGGAAACCTATTCTTCCCAAAGCATTTGAAAATAATATTCCATTTGATCCACCTAAACTTTGGTTTCCCTGTTGGCTTTGAATTAATAGATTTCCTTGATTTGTTTGTTGAAACCTAGCTAAGTCAGCGGTTGCAGCATCTGCTGCTAGAACATGAATTTTAGCATTTGGGGCTGTTGTCCCTACGCCTACATTTCCGTTTTCATCAATAACAACTTGTGCAGTAGCAGCAACAGAAGGCAGAGAAGTCCCATTACAATTAAAAGCAATATAATCTACAGTAGCGGAAATATGCCTTATTAATGATCCATATGTTGATCTTCCAAAACGAATACCCGGATCATTATTAGATTGTAAATCCAACAAAACAGAATCTGTGCCCACAGATTGCACCACGGTTAATCTACTAGTTGGACTTGTGGTTCCTATACCTATCCCAGTTCCTAAATCATAAATACTACCTGTAATTAATTCTTTCGACGTACTCCAACGAGGAACATAGTTAGATACTCCAACCCCAGAAAGGAAAGTGTTACCTGCGTAACCGCTCAGAGAGTTAATCTTAGTGTCAAGGGTAGAACCAGTTGCAGCTAAGTTTGTTATCGTCGCGAAGGTCGCATTTGAGTAGCCACTCAGAGTATTAATCTTAGTGTCAAGGGTAGAACCTGTGGCAGCTAGGTTAAGAATCGTCGCAAAGTTCGCGTTGGAATAACCACTCAGAGTGTTAATCTTCGCATCAAGGGTTGAACCTGTGGCAGCAATGTTTCCACTTAGAGAAGTGATCGTTGGGGAGATTATCCCGACAGCGGCCTCTAAAGATCCGTCTGTCTTAATTCTTGAGCTAGATATTCTGTAGAGGTTAGCACTAGCGTCTCCACCAAAAGTTAAACCGTTTGCTGCGCTAGTTGATCCTG